CGTGTCATCACACCATAACGCAAAGCGTCATACATGTGATCCATACTATTTGTATCTACATCTTCGGAGTTTTTCTTGTCCAAGGGTAGACTAGGAAGTTGAGATATAAGCTGTGTGCAGTTGTTAAAAATAACGAGACGAGGCTCTTCAGTATGTTCATCAACCTGCAATCGTCTGTGTAATTCGTTTTTTCCTGCAACTCTACTTCCTCTGCTTCTATCTGATGGTCGCCACTTACAACCTCTTACTATCATCTGCTCTGCCAAGCTAGGGCCAGTGTCGCCCCTTTTGTGCCATAGTGAACTATCTAAAACTCCGTATTGTATTCTACCATCTTCAGCTTCTAGTTCTAGTATCTTGTCAGCCAAGTCTACGGCTAATACTTTTGACACCTGTAGCTCTCTATATACAATAAGCTGTTCAGCAGGTGTTATGGCTAACCACACTACAGCAGAGTAACTTCCATAACCGTAGTCACACGCTCTAAACTTTGTCCAACTAGCAGGTATTTTATACGGTTCAACTACATGCTTTGTTCTGTCAAACTCAGGAAACGCTGCACCTTCTGCTACATCCCAATTACCTTCTAATAGTTGCCTTCTCTGATGCTCAGGCAAAGACAATAGCATTGCCTCGTAGTCACCTGAATCAGCTAAATAAGGATTGTCAAACAGATTAGCAGGTATGAAGCGTCTTCTAAAAAGAGGTTGCCCCTCTCTGCTATGCCCTTGTGGAAATGTAATAACATTACCTGTTTCTGTATCTGTTGCCCAAAACGCTGCGTTGGGTGGGGATGGGTCGATGAATGTCTTTTTTACCCATTGATGTCCTGGCCCTCCTGGGTTAGTTGTTGCCCTCATGTACAGTCCTAACGATTGATCTGCACTTCTAAGTCTTGATCGCATATAGTCCCAAGCGTAAGGTGTAGACCACTGCGTAAGTTCGTCAAAGCCTATCCAATTAAATGCCTGACCTTGATAACGCATTACATCTAGGTCACGGTCTAGGTATGACATCCACAGTCTGCCCCCCTTAGGACTCGTCCACTGTGACTTTCTTTCTGACCACTTAATACCAGGAATTGCTTTTGGGTATAATTCCTGAGACTTCTGTATCAGTTCTCTTAGCTCCTCCGTTGTGTGTCGTACTAACAGTCCACTAAAGTTGGGATTGTTTAGTCCTCTAAGTGGATCAGCTAACATGGCAAACGATTTGCCTCCCCCTGCTGCACCACCGTATAACACCTCTCGTTCTGACGAGGCTAAGAAATCTGTTTGAGGTCCTGTGTTTGGTTTGAACAGAACATCCTGTTCCTGAACCTCTTGTGGTTTTATTTTTATCTCAGGCAGTTGTTCCTGCTGTGGTGTAACTACCTGTTCGACTTGTTTCGGCTTTTTCGATTTCCTGTAACGTCTTTTTGAGCCTTCTGGCAAGCTCCCTTTTAATCGTAGTTGATTTTTTACGTCTTCGCTCAACTTGTATTCTCTTCTTTAGTCCCATGTGCGAGATGTAACGTTCTGTTTCTTTGCTCAACCAATTTGCTACTTCTCTATAACTGTACTGTTTAAGGTGTGTCTTTGCTTGCTCTAATGCGTCTAGTTCGTTCTTTATAGGTAATAAAAAATCTGCATCTTCAGGGTCAACCTTATAACCGAATGGTATCACTCTTGCAACTCTAGGTATTCTTTTCCACTCCTTAACCTCAATGTCAGGTTTAGGTAACGTCCAATATCCTAGCTCTTCACTACTCATTCTTTCCTTCTTTAGCAGGAAGAACAAATAACCCTCCTGAAGACTCTACACTTACCTTCTCTGTTTTAATTAGTCCTGCTCTATCCAACAAATCTTTTGCTGCTGTCATCTTATCTCGTATGCCTAGCTCAGTAGGATCAACAAGTGCGTTACCCATTGCCATTGCAGCTTTTGGTGCAACATAAGCCATATACTCTTTGGTTGCTTCCATTATCTCGTCCTTCAATGGCTTGACAACTTCCGACAATCTTGTTTCATCAGAGTATCCTGCCATCTTCTTGGCTAGTCGTGCGTCACCACCTGCCTCATCAAACAGTGCCGCTAAAAACTTCTGTTGCTTTTCAGTCAGATTTTTTGTCATCTTTTTCCTTTATAACCTCTTCTACCCATGCACCATTGTCGCCTGTATGTTCACATACTTCACATCTATCGTCTTCAATGTGACTGCCACATATTTCGCAAGTGGGTTCATATAACATTATACACCAGACTTTTCTTTTGTTACGCTACCAACAATAGTTTCTACAGTTTCTTCAGGGACACATATAATCTTTTCAGGTGATCTGTCTCCATACTGATCCACTAATGCCCTCATTATAGAAAAGGGATTGTCTCCTACAAATTTTTGACACATGGATGCGTTATGAAAATGTCCGTGATCTTCAGGGTGTTGAAATATAAATATATCCTTTGTACCATCTGCGTATACACCAGACATTATTGCTACTATAAACCACGCTTTTACCATTTACTTTACTTTCCTGTATGCTCTTGTTTTCTTTGCAACACCTTTCGGTTGCTTGACGAACTGCTTCCCTGCCTTTGTGCCTTTTCTCTTAGCTCTAGTTGTCGCTGCGTACTCTGAGGGTGATAGAGCCTTGATTGCAGCTTCAGGAAGATAGCGTTCTCCAGTTTTCCCACTGGGCTTACCACTCTTTGTTCTCCACTTTTGTTTTGACCATGCTTTTAAACTACGTTGACTTTTTGCGAGTGCCATGCTTTGCCTTTAGTTGTTGCTTCGCCCTCTTCGCTATTCCTGCTTGTTGGGGCTTGCCTCCGTATTTACTTCTTTGTTCCATCACTGTAAGTATCTGTATCTTACGAGCGTAGGGCTTCTTTATCTTCTTTACTTTTCTAGCCGTAGCCTTTGCGTCAGCAGGAGTCGCATACTTTATACGGACGGTATCTTTTGGATTTTCATCTGTATAAAGTCTGCGTCCTGAACCTTTAGGCTTTTTGCCAGTGCCAAGCTTAGGGTCTTTAGCGATAGCCACCACCCTTGGCTTTGTACTGCTTGGCTAACATCTGCGCCTTTCTAGCACTCCACTGACCTGGCTTACCACCTTTGCCCCCTGCCTTTATGCTGTTGAATAAACTCTTTCGCATAGTAGGCTTGGTGTAGTTCCCTGCCTTATTGACAGTGCTACCCCCTTTGGCAAAGCCTGATAGAGATGATAATGATTTAGCTTGTCCTGCGTGTAACTTAGAAGCCTTCTTCAGCCCCTTAATTACCTTTTTGACTTTAGCTTTATTTTGTGCAGTAGCCATACTACTAGCCCTTCATTATCTTATAGCCCTTGGCTTTTGCTGCAGCTCTGAGTTGAGGAACAGTCATGCCACCCATTGCATAACCCTTCTTCTTCATGCCGCCTTTAGCCATGCCCTTCTTCTTCATCATGCCGCCTTTGTTCATCTTGCCTTTACCATCCATTGCAAAAGCAGGAATCATCTTGCCTGTCTTTGGGTCTTTAGCCATTGGCATCTTTGCGCCGCCTCTAGCCATACCCTTCTTCTTCATAGCTCCTCCACGAGCCATGCCTTTCTTTTTCATCGCACCACCTCGTGCCATGCCTTTTTTCTTCATTGGTTTCTTTTTTACTGCCATTTTATTTCCCCTTAGCATATAAGTTATTAAAGACTCTTTGAGTATCCCAAACGTACTCAGTCTCTTGTTTTGAATGGAACACCCTTTGGTTAGGCTTAAAGTCTGGCGCTCCCTCTCCTGTCTCAAACCATGCAGGATGTGTTACTCGTACTCGATTGTTTGGTAACGCAACGATGTTACCTGTATACTCCCCTGCTTCCATTAGCTCAAGCACATGACTTTGTTTGTGTTGAGCAGGGTCGTCAGCTATCTCACTGTCTGTATAGTCTACAGTGAAATAGTATTTAGCAGGGTAGAACTCTCCATCTATCTTGGCTATCCAAGGAGCAGGAGTAGCTCTATTCAAAACGTAGACCGAATGTTCGTGGGACATACAATCCCAAGGTTGTGCTACGTATGGTGGTAACTCTTGCGGCCATTCGTCATATGGCGTGTCACCAACCAATGCTGTGATGGGCATCCTAGCCCACATTGCTCCACCGTGTACGTTCTCTTCGTC